TAAACGAAGGTCTGAGGTAGTAGCATAAGTTGTACCTGTTTCGGTTAGCGAAACATTTCCAGTAGCAACACCATTGTAATTTAAAAAACTAAGATATTTTCTAGAGTTTGAACCTGTTGCACCGGAATGCATTAAAATTACTAAATCACGGTCATCTGTAGAAGCATGGTAAACAGTCATGGCATTTTCTGAACCACCTGTTGAACGCACTGCAAATTTTTCAGCAGCTATTAAACCTGCATTACTACCAACAACAACTCTGTCAGCACCACCATCAACGAACAACATATTAGCGTTGTTATTTGATTCAACTCTGAAGTCTTGGTCTGCACTATTTTCATTAAAAACTACTTCGCTTCTACTAAATCCTGCTAGTTCTTGCCAAGAAATTAAAGCATCTGCTGTACCTCCTGCCGCACTGAAAAACTTGTGCGTTCCTCCTTGTGAACTTTGATAATACTGAACAGCTTGTCGGCTAGAATGTTTAAATTTATCACCAGCTTGGTCTGAGTAAAAAGTACACCCTGTTTTAAGACCTCCTGCCCAGTAAGTACTTCCTGCCCAAATTGTTGCATCATATTGAATATCAATTGCAGAGCCTTTTCCATGAGCATATGTAGTGCCTGTTCCAATACCAATTACTTCTTTTCCAGCATCAACAAACAGCATATGACTGTTAGCGTTAGACTCAACTCTGAAGTCTACGTCAGCACCAGTCTCATTAAAAATTGTAGCTGCTGAACTCATTTCTAGTCTTTCAATATTATTTGTATGGAAACGCAAACTTCCATCAATAGAGTTCCACATATTTAAATCAGTATCAGTACTGTAAATATATTGTTTTCCAGTACCATTAGTTTGGAAAGCAATTTGACCTCCTGTAGAGCCATTAATTGAAAGAGTATAAAAACCACTACTATTAGTTACAGTAGATGTTCCTATACCAACATTATCAGTACCAGCATCAACAAACAGCATATGAGTGTCATTGTTTGATTCGACTCTGAAGTCTACGTCTACACCACTTTCATTAACTATTGTTTGAGTGTTCGTAAAGTCTAAGCGATTTCTTGTAGTACCAGCTACCATTGTAGTAATAGTAAGCTCTCCGTCTTCAGACCCATCAGTAACATCAAGAATATAACTATCTATTCCCGCATAGTCTATGTCTTGTGCAGCATTGTTTCTAGCTTGAAACTCTATTTGACCTATAAGGTCATTATTTGCTGGAGAACCAGATGTCCTATCAAATACTAAAATAGGTCCACCGTTTGCATCTGCATCTGTTGAAACTAAAGTAAGAGTGTCAGAATTATCTGCTGTAGTTATTGCTACATTACTATTAAATGTTGCACCAGCATTAAAAGCAGCTGTACCTGATTCCGAAATAGTCATTCGGTCTGTCATTGTGCCATTCGTAGCTGAAGTAGATAGTGTTAATACACCTCCAACATTTCCTGATGCTTTAGTACCCCTAATCTTACCAAAATTATTTGGACTACCTGTTCCTGAAGTATATCCTTGAAAACTAATTGCTCCACCGACACCTGTAGCGGCTGATGTAAGGTCTCTAATATTAAGTGTAGGACTTGTTCCATGTATGTCTAAAATAGTAGCAGGTGCTGAATGTCCAATTCCAATTCTATCATTACCAGCATCAACAAACAGCATATTAGCGTTGCCGCTAGACTCAACGCGGAAGTCAGAATCCAAACCCGCTTCATTAACTACTATGCCCCTACCAAAACTTGCAACTCCTGTGTTTGGTAAAGTTATAATTGATGTGCCATCTGGTGATGATAATGTTGGCGTAGATACGCTAGAATTAAACGTAGCCGCACCTGCCGCTGACATATCAAGGGTGAGGGCTGTGATAGCACTACCACCATCATTACCTTTAAATATTATGTCTCCGTCACTAATATTAGACTGTATGTTTAACGCATCTGACGAAGTGAAAAAGCTACCATAATGTGTTCCGCCATCTTTTAGCTGTATAACTCCTGCGTTATCAGCATCTAAAACTATAACTCCTGCAACGTCTAGTGTTAAATCACCTGCATCTGAAATAGTAGAACCGTTAATAGTTATATCGTCTACTGTAAGTGTTGTAAGAGTACCAAGGCTTGTAATGTTTCCTTGAGCTGCTGTAGATAAAGTTCCTGCTAATGTAGTTGCATTGACTGTACCTGAAAGGTAGAGGTCTTTGAATCTTATATTACTAACACCTAAATCTACAGCACCATCACTATTACCAGTAGCTGTTGTTGCAGATAGGGCTGAAGCCGCATCATTTATTCTAAAACCAACAGAACCTTGTACTAAAGATAAATCACTTCCTATTTCTTTAATGACTCCACTATTAGCACCTATTGTTAGAGTACTTGCCATATTTACAGCACCATCTATATCTACTACGTCTAGGTTAGTAGTTCCGTCTACGTCTATGTCGCCTGAGATGTCTAGGGATGTTGCGGTGACCACACCTGTTACGTCTATGCCTGTGTTTGTTGTTTGGAATTTTACGTCATTATTATAACGAATAACTACTTGAGCATCAGGAACACACTCAATAAAGTTTTCTCCTGTGTCCGACTGTATACGAAGTTGATTTGCTTGAATGTTTAAATTACCAGTTCCAGCATCTTTTATATAACTATGACTACCATCGTGGTAAATCTGTAAATCTGAACCAGCTCCAAAGATAGCTTTATCACTATCAGCAAACAATATGTCATTACCGTTAGAAGCTAAATCACCACCTAACTGTGGACTTGTATCTTCAACAACTTCATTAGTTGCAGCAACTGTAGTATCTACATAAGCTTTAATAGATTGTTGAGAAGCAATACCTGTAGCACTATTAGATGCCATGTTATCTTCGTCAAGGAAAGCTTTACCGTCTAAAAGGTTTAACTCTGCGGCTGTGCTTGTAACTGCTGTACCGTTTATAGATAGTGCATCTGTTTCAAGAGTACCATCAACATCTACGTTGCCTGATACATCCAAAGAACCTGCATCAAGCTCTCCAGTAAGTGTAATGTTTCTAAAGCCTGTAATGTCTTTGTTAGCATCAACTGCTACACCTTTAGAGGCTACGATAGTACCTGCTGTAGTTCCGTCAAGTAAATTAAGTTCTGCGGCTGTTGATGTAGTTGCTAGTGTAACTGCACCACTAGAGACGTTAAAGTCATCTGAGTTAAATGATGCAATACCTTTGTTAGATGTTGTAGCATCTTCACCAGTAATTGTTAGAGTATTACTAGATGCTGAAGTATCAATACCTTCACCACCTGTAACTGTTAATGTTTCACCATCTAAGTCGATTGCAATAGTACCACTATCTGATACTAAGTCTAAGTCTTGTGCTGTGTCTTGTGCGTCTACGTAAGCTTTTACGGACTGCTGTGTTGGAATAAGTGTTGCTGAGTTAGAAGCCATGTTGTCTTCGTCAACAAAAGCTGTAACTGTAATAGTACCATCTGTGATACTACCATATGTTAAAGTGTTAATAGTAGTAGCGTTAATTGTACCGCCTTCTACTTTATCACCAGAAATTTGATTGTCTGCTAGTGTTATTGTACCTGCTGAAACATCTAAAGTTTTACCAGAGCCTACAGTAATATTAGCGGCATCTATCGTACCACCGTTAATGTCTGCTGTATCAGCTACAAGGCTATCAATGTTTGCAGTGCCGTCAATATATAAGTTTCTCCACTGCTGTGTAGAACTACCAAGGTCATATGTATCATCATCATCAGGAATAATATTAGAGTCTACGTCAGCACCAAACACAACATTATCAGTAGCCGCATCACCCATAGTGATTGTGCCGCCATTAAATGTAGTTGTACCTGTTACTGTTAAGTTACCACCAACTCCTAAGTTACCAGAGATATCTGCATTACCATTCATATCAATAGTTGTAGCGACTATCTGGACTTCGGTATCGGCTACTATATCGAGTTGTCCATCAGTGCTAGAATTAATATAAATTGCTGTGTCTCTAAACTGTACCTTTTCTGTTGTTGTGAGTAGTAGGTCATCTGAGAATTGGAAGTAGTCTTCATCTTCCATCCAAGTTAAAACACCATCATTAGAGTTAGCGTTAAAAGTAATTACAACATCGTTGTCTGTGTTAGTACCAAATACTAAGGCGTTACTAAACAGATTTGAAATTGGTCCACCATCACCTGCGGTAGAACCATCATGGGTATGTCCTGTTGCTACATCAAAAGCATTTACTAATTGATTAAACTCGTTATTAAATAGTGCAGCAGTAATTGTATCCCCATCACTGAATGAACTTTGTCTTACATAAGTAGCCATTTATATATCTCCTATTGTCTTCCTGATGGTCTGTAATTAATATACAACCCATTAATTGAATATGGTGCGTTAGTGTCCGCACTAAATATTTTAAAAAAATTACTGTGTCCACTACCGGTTAAACTTTGTCTTACTAAAGGCTGTTCGGATGCTCCAAACTTTTGTCCTGATGCAAAAACTGCTAGTCCAAAAATAGCAGGTTCTGGTATCTCAGTTAAAACTACGTCAGCAGGTTGTGGAGTATCTAAACTGTCGTAATCAAATCTAATTCTAAGTGTTGGTTGTGCATCTCCTTCTGGTGTAAAAGAAATTTTAGCATAGTCTAAAGTCTTAAGAGTTCCTAAATCTCCATAATCATAATCTGGAGATTGATATTCTGCTTCAATGTTTGAACCGTTAAAACTATTACCTATATTATGATTATAAATTTTACCGTCTCTATCACCGTGATATACTTTTTCTGTTCCTGTACTATCAAATCCAGATGTAATAGCAGGTGCTTGTATTCCTAAAGTTTCTGACCATTCAAATCCTTGTGGTCTAAGTGTTCCTATAATCCCTCTTGAAGTTCCTGCAGTATCCGAGGATGTGCTATAAAACATTCTATATTGTGATTTATCTCTAAGCACAACACTACTAAATTGTAAAGAGTTAGATGCTGCTACAATGTCATTTACTAAAGGCTGTATAGCTTGACTAATAGTACCTAACTCAACGTCACCAATTCTAGCTGTACCAGCAACTGTTCTAAATCCATCAGGTGCTAAGAATATTAAATCACCAGCAATCTCCTGAATTGTCTGACCATCTAAGCAACCTACGTTTTTAGTAACAGGAACTACTGCAGTTGCAGCCGCATTGTTTATATTCTGAAGTTTAAATATTGAGTTTTGACAAAATATAAATAATTCGTTACGGAAACTTTTAAGACCTACTACCTTATCTTCTAGTGTTACACTACCAGAACCTGTACCTGTGAAGTGGTCTATGTCTCCTGTAGAGCTATAGTAAATAGTATTAGGTGTTGTAGGGTCTCCAGCAACTACTAAATGCTGGTCATGTATTGTACAAAACTTTGCAGTAGTAGAACCGCTAATAGTTATTTGACTTGCAAAATATGTTCGTGCATTTAAATTTGCAGATGTACCTGTCATTTTAAATAAGAAAGGTTTATTATTACCACTCTTATCTGTTATAATTACTTCACCATAATCACTAGTCCCTTCATAAATAGCAAATTCACATTGATTTATACCCGTAAGAGCTAATTCACTTCTACCTGTAAATGTAGAATAGTTATCTCCAGAACTTGCAACACTTGCTTTATTTAATTGTAACCAAGTATCTTCACCATCTTGACTAAAAAATATATCGTTTCCAACAACCGCTAATACACCATCTGCATAAACTACTAAACCTTCAACATCATTAGTAGAGTTAGGTAATGTATCGCCAAACAAACTAAAGCCATTTATTCTACGATATCCTCCTTCTGTAGATACTTCAAAGTTTCTTAACTTAGTAGCTACTCCGGGAGTTTGTAACAGGTTCAAAGAGTTGGTAGATTTATTTAATCCACCACCTAAAGGCACTGAAAATGGTTGTGAACCTGCCATCTAGAAATAAGTCCTGTCGTCTGACATATATTTAGGAGTCGGATTAATCAAATTAGATTTCATCGTCTTCATATTCTTTTTATATTCTTCAAGTGCAAAAGCTGCTTGTTGAATGTTTTCTTTAAATTGGTGCACATAATATCTTGTACGTGCTGTTATAACATTACTATATTGTTCTGGCATAGCAATAGAATCATTGTAAGCTGATAAAGATGTAGGTTTTGAAAAAGCATAGAAATGTACGTTATACACTTTATCAGGTATTGGACTTAATCCAAATTTTCTATGGTCTGGACTTTTAATAACATAAGTAGGTTCTCCGTGTGAAGCATCTGAACCTTCTGCATCATCTGAGTTTTCACTATCTCTATAATATCTTTTCCATTCATCTAAAGTTAAAAAGTTTAAACCTTTAGAAACGTAAGGAGCTGTTTCTCCACTTACGTTAATTGTTGTTAAATAAAAATCATCCCAATCTACTGATGCGTAATCAGTTGTTATACTAGAACTATCTGCTTTTAGAGTATACCATCTAGTTCCTGCTACCGATGCAACAGTTACATTCCCGTAATAAGGGTCTGTGCTTCCACTAACTCCTGCTGAAAGAAAAGGTAGTTGTGGTTCTTCGTTAGCTATATCAAATATAGATTTATTAATAGCGTCTTTTACAAAGGCTTGTATACCTGTAGAACTTGCAAAAGTACCAGAAGTCATTACAACTTCATTAAGTTCTCTTAATACTTCATTACTTAAATCTAAATATGTTGTAGCCATTACTTCTTACCTTTAGCTTTTAATTTTGCTTTCTTACTCAAATCTTTAAAATGAAAAAGTTTTACACTGGTCTTACCGTGTGTTTTGCCAGAATGTAAATCTCCGTTAGGCATTTTATGTGAACCACCTTTGTGTTCAGTTCCATCTCTTTTATAATGTTTTACGCCTTTCATTTTATCTCCTTAAAAAGTGGAGAGGTCCGTTAAGACCCCTCCGAGTTGGTATTAATCAATACCGTAGAATGCACTTACTAAAGCTTCATCTCTAAGTACTTTCGCACCATAGACATGTAAGCCTCTTACTATGTCACCAAACGATGTTGGGTCTCTTAACACTTCTGTTGAGAGGATAGTATTAGCAGTTGCAGTAGATGACATATGACCAGCCATACATTTACCAGCAGCATTAGTTGTTGCAGCAATGTTGTTTGACTTGTAACTAAACCATTTCTAATTGAGCCTTGACCTGCGTTGAAGTCTACAGACAATAATTTAGAAGATGATTGACCTAGTTGCTCGTAGAAGTCAGGACTTGCAACGAACCATCTACCTTCTTCAGGTACATTTTGCTCGTCTAATAGTCTTGCCATTCTAGCCATAAGGTCTAGAGGGTCTGTTTCACCAGATTGTCCTAAATCAGCAGCACCTGAGCCATCAAAGACTCCTGCAGCTAAATCAGTAGCACTGTCAGCACCTAAAATGTGATTAGGTGATGAAGCTGAACAACCAGAGAACATAGTTTCTAGAACAGCTGCATCGTATGCATCTTTAAGAGCATAAGCTGCAGAGCTTGAAGCAACTTCTTTGAAGTTGACATGTGACATATTACTTTCAATATCATCTACGATGAATTTAAAAGCTTTAGCACTATCAACAACCAAAGATATTTCTTGGTCAGTTAGTTTTGTGTCAGTAGTGTCAGAACCACGTGTGTAGTCTGATACTGAAATGACAGGTTCTTTTATAATCTTTACAGAGTCTCCGAAAGAGGAAATTTCACCAGCGTAATCTGTGTTGGTGATAGCTTCTACAACCGAGGCTTTTCTGAAAAAGTTTAAAACCTTTTTAGAGTAAACCGAAGGTAAAAAGAAACTATTAGTTTGTCCTGCTACGGAGTTTGCAAAGTTAGCGTTTGTATCTGTTCCGGGTTCAAAAAATTGAGCCATGATACTTCTCCTTGTAGTTAATTATAGTTTAATCTGAGATTCTGCCTTCCTGCATAGCATCTGATATTTCCGTTTCGTATTTATCAAATTCTTGTACAGACATGGCTTCTATCTCCCTTAATGACCAGACTTTCTGTTGAGCAGGTTCTACACTAGTTGTTTTAGTGGAGACCATATCTGCAGCAGATTTTCTAGTCGGTTTTTTTGAAGATGACTTTATCTTCGTAGGTTCTACACCGAAATCTTTTTTAAACAAATCAAGAGCACGTGAAGCTAGGTCAGCATCGTCAGCATTTTCATATACCCATGCTTGGATAGATGAATGCTGTTCTTTTGCCCAACCATGAAAGTCATCGCTGTTTCTGATATCTTCAAAATCAGGGTGTCTTTCTAATAACCTTTTCTCTGCACTTTGTCGTATTATTTGATTCTCGCT